ACAGATAAAGAGCAAGTTGCATTGCTTCGTAAAGTACTAGCAGAAGCTGGTCTTGACTATATGATCACTCGAATTGAAGGTACTATTGCTCACGTGAATGTGTGGGTTGGAAATAAAGATTAAGGAATATATTATGATTACTGCAAAAATTAAACTTATGAATGATGTTGAAGAAACATCTTCTTTCGAAAATAAAGAGTCTGCTATGAAGTGGATCGAATCGAAGAATAAAATTAAAATTCTTGACTCATGGTCTATCGATACTGGTTGGACTGACGCTGTGACAAATATATCACAGCCTGAAATAAAAATACTATCTGTGTAAAATAGTTGTGTACTTACAGGATTACCTGTGCTATAATACCTATAACGTTAACAAATGAGAGAGAATATTATTATGATGACTAATGCACAAAAAGCTGATCGCCTTGCACTTATCCGTGAAATCGCTGAAAAACGTAAAGCTCGTTTAGAATTCAAACAAACTTTGCAAAGCAAAAATGCTGCTGTTCGTAATTCAACTGCTCGTAAGACTCGTAAGACAGAAGTAGTTCAAACTGCTGATGCATTCTTCAAGTCTATCGACAAGATGGATGAAAACTATAATCAATGGACTGACGCGTCTAAGTATGCTGATCAGTACTATGGCGACACAATGCGCGCCACTACAAGATTCGATAATGATTGGGATTAATCTTAGTTGTTATCGAAAAACCTAGCAACCAATGTACAAGGTTTTGTTAGGTGGGTATACTAGCCGGTACCGAATGGAAACCCGGACGTTTGCTACTAACGAGATTGTAGATAAGGGGAGAGGTTCTGCAGTAAGCCTCTCCCACGAAAACTATATTAACCTGCGTCTTGCAAATGAGGGAACCGGGCCTAAACTTTGCCAGACACTATCGTCGAAGAACCAAGGCGCAGATTAATATAGTTTGGAGGATGTTATGAAGACCATACATTATGTAGGATTTAGAGGAGATGAATACGTTAGGGCTCACAAGATCTTTGGTGGTCCAGTTTATATCCACCGCGATTATGATGATCGTGTATTTAGTGAAGTTGGCGATGATGATGTCGTTATCTTTGGACCAAAGTATAAGAAGCTGCCATATGTGTGGGATGCTTCAGCAGTTGATAGGAGGTATACTGAATGAAATTTTATATTATATCGATGTTTGTATTAGGTATGGTATTCGGACCATTGGCCACCATTTGGTCGGTCAATACTTTATTTCAAACTGAAATAGGGTTTACTTTTGTTAATTGGACTGCAGTCATGTGGCTTCAACTTTTTGTAATTGCTGGTTTAAAACGATGAGTATGCATATGATACAGGGCGTTCAAGTCCATGGTAAATCTAAGAAGAAGAAATCTCCTGGTTGGAAAAAGGCCCAAGCAGAGCATGAAGCTTTTCTTCGTAAAATGGGAATAGATCCGAATGGATCAAGGAAAAAGGAGAACGTTACACTTGAAAAAGCCAAATCGATTAAACGCAACACAGAGGGCGATCGCACAATCCCGACGTCGGACGTCATCTGTGGCAACGCGCCTAAACGACAAACTAGTCAATATACTGGAGACTACATTGTCGGAATCGCAACGATGCACAAATCAAACCTCGTTCCGGTCGGAAGAGGCGATGATCCAAAAGAATACGCTAGAATGAGGAGAGGCTAAAATGCCCTTAGAAGTTGACATTTATACTTCACTTGATGGTGAAGGCATTCAAACAGATGTTTTTGTTGAAGGCAGAGATGATCCAGTTGAGACATCAAAGTCTGATTGGCATACTGTAATTGCTAATGAGTTTGAAGCTCACTGTATTCCAAATACTAATTCTCTTGTTAGTTCAGGGAATTTAGATACTGGTATTACAGATCTATGGAATATTGTTTCTGCAATACGTGATTCAGCTGATCATTTAGAAAAAATGATTTTAGAATGCACTGTTTTTAATCGTGATGATTGGGTACAGGCTGGTCAACCAGAAGATAAAAAAATCTTTGTAATGACATATAGCGAATATATTAATGCACAATATGAAAAAGGAGAATTGTGAATGACTAGAGACGAGATCTTAAAACAACTTCGTGAAGGAGTAATTACTGTCACCTTTACAAAGGTAAATGGCGATGAGCGTGAAATGGATTGCACATTGAATATGGATATTATTCCAACCTCAGCACATCCAAAGAGCGATGGTAATGTTCGTGAAGGCGTTGATGCAACTATCAATGCAATCAAATGTTATGATGTTAATGCTCAAGGGTGGAGGTCATTCCTATTTGATAAAGTAAAAAAAGTTGTTTAAAACGCAAATTAACTGTGTACATTACCTTTAAACTGTGTTAGAATAACTTATAAATGAGGAGATGACATTATGGCTATGCGTAAGAAAAAAGCAGTAGTAGTAAAAAGACGACCGAAGACTGGTGTTGCCGCAGCACCTATCGACAAAGGCTTTATGTACTGCAAAGATTATTTTCATATTGATCTCGATCGTAAAGATGGAGTCAAGCTAATGAAAGAGTACGTTAAAAAGAACTGCTCTAAATTAGATGCAAAGGCTATTTTGGCATGTCCTGATTATGTGTTCACCGTTAGAACACATATCGCTGCCTGTATGCACTGGATTAATTCCGGTCTTGATTTTGAAAAACGTATGATTATTCAGAATCAATATCAAGCTGATGGCAGCGTAAAGAAAGTTGAAGTAGAGTCGTTTTATGATGGTCATGATGCTGTCAGACGCTTCTTAGATTTCGCCATTGATGCAGGTAAAAAAATACTTGCAGAGAAATCTGAGATAGCAGAAGAAAAGTTGAATGTAGTCGTGTTAACTCCACTTCAGCGATATCAAGAGAAGCTTAATAATACTATTATGTCTGATCTTGATGACCTGGAAGATTCGTGGATCGGTGGAGAAGAAGCTGACTTCGATTTATATAATCGTTTTCGCTACCACGGTCTAACAGGTAAAGCGGCTGAACCCGTTCGCCGAGTACTTGAGGGATGGCTTCTTGACTTTAACGATGCTTATCACAAGCGCTGTGACCAGGCCGTGGAAGGCTATTCACATATCAAGCGTTCTGTTATGAGACGGCGTATTAAACACGTCGAATTGATGCTTGCTGATTGTGATAAACTGAAAGCTGCAAGTGCTGCCACACGTAAGGTTCGTAAACCTCGTGTGAAGTCGGCAGATAAGCAAGTCGTTAATATGAAGTACAAGAAGGAAGATAATGACTATAAGTTAGTCTCTATCAATCCAATCTCAATAGTTGGCTCATATAGACTATATGTCTTTAATGCCAAGACACGAGAAATTACCGAATACGTGTCAGGAAAAGTGGACGGGTTCTCAGTTAAAGGGACAACTCTTCAAGGGTTTGATCCTGATAACTCTCGGAAGATCAGGTTACGTAAACCTGAAGACTTCATTAAAATTGCTCAGTCAAAAACTCCTAGGCAGATTAATACTGCATGGAGTAAGTTGACTACAAAAGAATCAAAACCAAACGGTCGCATTAATACCGACTGTATTCTATTAAGGATACTAGACAAATGATAAAGTGTTTTACTGTTGCTATCTCTCTCCTCATTTCATCTCAAGCACAGGCTGAAGAAACACCAATTTCATTTGAGTCTGTAGATATGCACTGTTTGGTTTTGAACTCGTATTTTGAGTCACGCAATCAATCACCGAATGGTAGTATTGCTGTAACTCATACAGTTCTTAATCGTGTTGCTGACAAAAGGTATCCTAATAATACCTGCGACGTAGTTAAACAAAGTGTAAAAAATAAAGATGGATCTATTCGTAGAAACAAATGTCAATTCAGTTGGTATTGCGATGGTCTATCAGATAAACCTCGTGAACCAGATGCCTGGTTAGATGCATTGCACCGAACAGTAATCGCTGTTGACTTATATAATAAAGGATTCGATATAACTCACGGTAGTACTCACTACCATTCTAAAAACATTAAACCATATTGGAGCACATCTCTTGATTACATTACAACCATCGACGATCATCACTTCTACAAATGGGGAAAATAGTACACCCATCATAACAAAGAAACGTTTTTCGACAATGGTTGAAGAGAAAGTAAAAGAACTAACAGTTCCTTATATTGATGCAGTACTTATTGTATGCGAAGAACGTGAGTTACCACCTGAAGATATTAAGCGCTTATTGAGTCCAATCATTATAAGTAAGATTGAAGCTGAAGCACTTGAAATGAATGCAATAAAAGGCGGAGGAGCCAGACTTCCCATATGAGTTTGCACTATGATAAATTCGACTTAATAGAGATGCTTGAAAACAGAGTATATACTATTACTTACATGGATGAAAAAGACATGAAGGTAAAAAGGTGTTTAACTCTTAATCGAGATCTTATTGGCCAGCTAGATGCTATGCCACCTGGATTTCATAGTCTAATGGATGCAGCAGATCATTCACATGAATCGTTTGCTGCTCTTGATGTATACTCCAAAGAATGGCATATAGTATACATCGATCGTGCAATTAATATGAGAGAACACCGGTATGAGAATGGAACCCTTTGAAGCTTACAGATATTATCAGTCTTTGAAGCTGCATTTTGAGAATGAGTCTTATAATGCACCAAAGTATAATTATAAAACATCTGCTAAACCACAAACCTTTTGGAAACGTAAAGACAAATACTTCTTTGCAAAGGTTGGTAGAATGTTTGATACACCACCCGAGCTAATCAATTACTATGCTGCACATTTTGTTGCAGATAATAATTGGGTTGGCGATATGCTTAGTGATGAACAGGTATATCGTGATTGGCAAAAAAGAACAGAGTCCATGGGATATAACTTTCAACAAGATCTTGAGAAAGTAAACGTTGAAAGTTTTGACCAGCTGTTCGACCTTGGCAACCAATATCCAAAAGTTGTCGAAGCCTACTTATCTAATGATATAAATATAGAGTCAGTTGCTATTCTAAATAAGTTAACTAGCTTTATGAGTAGGGCGGACAAGACGGTTTCGGATCCTATATTGTGGCCAGATGTGTCACGTAAGATCCGGAAATATAGCTTATTGATGAACGTGAATACAGATAAAATGAAAAAAATTATCTTTAAAGTGTTTACATCATAGGCGATATGTGTTATAATAACCATATCAAATCACATAAACATACACTGCAATACAAGGAAAATATAAATGTCTTTTGCAAATCTAAAACGTAATCGTACTGATATCGCATCACTTACAGCAGCAGCTGAGGCTGTCGGTGGTTCACAAAAACAATCATATGTTGATGACCGATTCTGGAAACCAACTGTTGATAAAGCTGGTAATGGCTATGCTGTTATTCGCTTCTTGCCTGCACCCACAGGTGAAGATCTTCCATGGGTCCGTTACTGGGATCATGGTTTTAAAGGACCAACTGGTCAATGGTATATCGAAAACTCTTTGACTACTATTGGTAAAGACGATCCTGTTTCAGAAATGAACAGTGTTCTATGGAATTCTGGTCGTGATGAAGACAAAGAAATTGCACGTAATCGTAAACGTCGTTTGCATTATGTGTCAAACATTATGGTTGTATCTGATCCATCTAATCCTTCCAATGACGGTAAAGTATTTCTTTATACGTTTGGTAAGAAAATCTTTGATAAGATTATGGATGTTATGCAACCAGCATTTGCCGATGAAACTCCTGTAAATCCTTATGATTTCTGGGAAGGCGCTGACTTTAAACTTAAGATCCAACAAGTTGCTGGATATCGCAACTATGATAAGTCTGAGTTTGCTGGTCAACGTGCATTATATGATGATGATGCTAAACTTGAGTCTGTATATAATACTCTGTATAGTCTAGCTGAGATTACTGATCCTAAGAACTTTAAAACTTATGATGAGCTCAAAGCTAAATTAAATCGAGTTCTTGGTGAAGAAGGAGCAGTAATGACTACTGCGGAAGCTGTATCTCTTGATGAAACTGCATCAGCTCCAACGTTTAATACTGCACCAGAACCTGCACCTCAGCAACCTAGCTTTACGCCACA